GACACACCTACGAGGAAACTCCTCGACTATCTGGACGTTCCGCTGGGAGAACTACCCGTCGGACGGCGTGACGACGTGGACCGACTGGATTCTGTTTAGAGGAGACGACATCTGATGCGCATCAAGGCCATGAACAAGGGGCCTCAGGCAACCACGCTCGAAATCGATACCGGAGACCCCAAGGACCAGCGCTTCCACATCATCCCTGCTGGTGTGCTGGAGACCAGGATGGAGGCCTGGGATCTCAATGAAGACGAAGCCCTGAACCTCCTGCTCGTTGAGGCCCAGGATATCGATCTGCCAGACCGATTCGAAGCCGAAGACTTGGTTGCCGCTCGCAACCAAGTCAAGGCGGCCATTGCGAAAGCCTCTATCGACTGGGGTGTGGCGAAGGCCGACGTCCTCAAGGCAACGGCTCTCCCGGCCGACGTGGCGGCAGCGGTGCGGGAGCACACGCGGGCCGAGCTCGCCCAGGCTGTCCGGCCGATGCGCAACCCGTCGGAGTCCCTCGTCGAGAACGTTGCGAAGGGCAAGGAGGTCGGAGCCGGGTACGAGCGGCTTTCCGAAGAGCACCTTGCGGACGAGTTCGTCGCCGATCTTCCAGACGAGAAGCGCAATGCCCCGAGGGACGCAGGCGAGCCAGAATCGGTGCTGGGGCAGGTACCATTACGGGTAAATTTCACGGACTAGACAGGCACCGGGAGGCACCCCAACATGTCTGAGGCACGAGCGACGATCAACGTTTCCCATCAGAGGGTTACCGAGATCCTCCAGGGAAAAGCGGCGGCCACGATCAGCGCATTGATGCTGGAGGTGGCCCAACTCTCCGCCGTGAACGAAGCCCTCTCCTCGCGCATTCAGGAACTGGAGCGCTCCGTCACCCGCCCGCAACCGGCCTCGTCCGCAGAGCCCGCCATCGTCGGTACATCGCAGTCGAACGGCACTTCTCCGTAATGCTCGTCCTGAGGGTTGCCCAGGGCACCGGTTACTCGCTGATGGCGACGGTCGGTTCTTCTCAACTGGTGGAACCCTCCCGGCTAATCACTGGCGCGATGGGTGACACGATGGGTGTCATCTGGGCAGTGATGATGGTTGCCGGAGGCCTCCTCGGAACTACTGCGATGGCGACTCGGCGCTGGACGTTCGAAACGTTGGGGTTGCCGCTCCTCTGGTCTGCGACTCCGATGTGGGCTCTCGCTTATCTTCGATCGTTGCCCTACACAAGCGGTCGATTTGCGGCCGGAGTATTCCTTCTCGCCGTAACTTGTTTTCTTTTCGCACACTGGAGGTTGGTGTATAAGTTCGGGAATGACTCTATCGAAGCCCGCCTCCTCGAAAAGAGACAATCTGATGGCAAACACTGAGATCTGGGTCGCCCTCGCTAGTGGAGGAGGAGCAGGTCTCATCCTTGCCGGAAAACAAGTTTGGAACGCCATCTCTGAAGGCGCCGAAAAGCGAGAAGACAAGGCTGCGGCCAAGATCAAGGAGACGCAGTCCGCTGCACTCCGGCGAGCAGAAATCGCCGAAGCGCTCTACGAGTGGAAAGACCGGCAATATCGTTGGTGGGTAAACCGAGCCACTCGGTTAGAGCGTGTCATCATTCTGAGATTGGGTGACGATGCAGTTCCCCCGCCTACGACACCAGAGCCCGAAGCACCGGACCTCGGACCAGGAGTCAAGACCGATGCCGGATGAACCGACGATCCTAGACCCCGAGGAATTCGACCGCGAGGTAGACGAGTTCTTCGGGAATGCCAAGCGGCAACGTAAGCGGAAGAACGTCGCGATCATCATTGCTTGCCTGGCAGTCGTGATCGCGTGTGTGGCTGCGGGGGTGGCGATCTCGGGGGAAGGCGAACGCGACAGCTTGGCCCGCAAGGTCGACATCAACGGCAAGCGACTGGACGAGACGAACAAGACCGTGCAGGAGCAGCGAGAGCAGTTCGAGTACTGCAAGAAGGCACCGAAGAACGACCCGAGATGCCAGCAGCCCGTCGCCCCGCCCACTCCGACCGCCACTCCGGAGAAGCCGGAAGAGACACCGCCGGTTTCCCTTTCAGAGCAGCAGGTTCGTGAGATCGTGGTGTCGGAAGTTGCTCGTCGCAAGCTTACGTTGACGCCTGAGCAGATCACGACGGTGGCGACGGTGGCGTCGAATATGGTGCCGAAGCCGAAGGACGGCAAGACCCCTACGAAGGCAGAATTGCAGCCGCTAGCCTCCGCCGCTGTTGCCACGTTCTGTGCTAACGGGGCCTGCCGTGGCAAGGATGGGGCCGATGCCCCGCCCGTTACGGAGCAGCAGCTAGCGGCGACGCTGGCCGCCTACTGCGAAGAGCGCAATGGTTGCATCGGGCAACGAGGCGAGACGGGTGCTAGCGGCAACGATGGTCGCGGGATCACGAGTGTTACCCGTAACGAGACAACGGGAGTCGTTACGGTTAACTACACGTCGGGCGACCCGGATACGTTCATTGTCAAGGACGGCACGCCTGGCGTCGACGGCAAGGATGCGTTCCCGTTCACGTTCTCCTTCACCATCCCAGCGAACCCGCCAGTGGAGCCGGAGGCCCGGACGTACACGTGCACGGTGCATACGCCGACGGAGCCGGTAAGCTGTGTCTTGCAGTGAACCAACAAGGAGGGCAGGAATGAACGACAACAACGAATGGCGCATCGAGGAGCTCAGTGAGGCGGAGGTCGCCGAACTGGACGTTGCCAAGGGCAACCTCGCCTCGTGCCAGGACGACGTCCCCGAAGGCGAGAGCGGCTTCGGTGGCCCGGAGGGCGAGGACGACGTCGACCCGGAGATGCTGGGAGAGGAGGTGCCGGAGTGACTGTCTACACAAGCCGTTCGGCGTTCGGCGCGAACATCAATGCGGGCCGGAACCGGAACAACGCGGAAGCTCGCGGCTGGGGTCCCGGCTGGCCCAACTGCCAGTCCTCGAAGATGGTCAAGGTCACCAACGGGGACCACTCGGTGGTCGTCCGGCGGGAGATCGCGGAGCTCGTACTGACGCTGTTCAAGGTGACGGCGAAGTACGGCTACGACGTCAACCCTCGCGGGGAAGTCAACCAGACATGGGGATTCGCGTGCCGGGCCATCCGTGGCAGCAGCACCGCGTCGAACCACTCGTGGGGTCTGGCGACGGACATCAACAGTCTCCACAACCCCATGGGGTCCACGTTCCGGACCGACCTCCCGCCGAACGTCGTGCATGCATGGGAGGTCTGTGGCTTCTACTGGGGCGGTCGGTACATGAACCGGCCCGACACCATGCACTTCGAGTACATCGGTCGTCCTCAGGACGTGGCCGCTGACCTCGCCGAGGCGAAGCGGATGCTCAACCCGCCGAAGGCTCCGACAGTGAGGCCTCCGGCAACGATCTCCATGTCGGTGATCCAGTCGGCGGCGAAGGGCGGCGTGCTCGTCCCGGGCACGTGGCAGTACAACGACGTGGACACGCTCTACGCCTGGGCTGTTCGCCTCACTGCACAGGGCGGCATCTTCGTTGCCTCGCAGGCGAACCGGGAGACCTGGCAGCGAGCCATTCGACAGGAGAACTACGCGGGTGCAGGGCGGCAGTTCCGGGCCGTCATCATCAACGTTCAGAAGCGCTTCGCCAAGCCGTGGAACCTGGAGGTCGACGGCATCTTCGGCCCGAAGACCGCTGCGGTGATGGCGAAGTTCGGCTACGTCATCCAGAAGTGAGGTCGGCATGAAAATCTGGACCAAGGCGTTCTGGAAGGACGCCGGAGAGCGGGTGAGCTCCACCTTCGTGCAGGTCGTCGGCGGTGCCATCATCGCGGCGGCGGGCTTCGGTTCGCTGGACGAGTGGTCGTTCTGGGAGCCGTTGCTGTGGGCAACGGTGATCGCGACGGCGAAGGTTCTCGTCGCCGGAGTGCTCAACCCGAACACCGGAGCCAGCCTGGGCACCACGAACCCGGCGGACATCGTGAAGGCCCTCGTTACCCAGAAGGACATCAAGACCGACGGCGACAAGATCGGCATGGGTGTCCAGGACGAGGTCATCGCGAACGCTGGCGAGACCGTTGCTGGCAAGGCGGCAGTGCAGGACACCAACACACCGGTCGACGTGACCGAGGCTGGTCCGTCACCGTACTCCTACCCCATTGACCCGCCTCCTCCGCAGTAGGGACCCCGTGTCGGAGTTAGGCGGCCTCGAGACCCCTTAGAAATAAGGGGTTTCTGAGGATGTGGGCACCTTTGAACGCTGGTAGACTTGCCTCGGCGGTTGCGGGTCGGTGCCCTCCTTCTCGTCGCCATAAGTGACCCCGTCGAGATGCGGGCTGGCTCGGTGCCTGGCTGGCTTTCCTCGACGGGGTCTCTGACGTTGTCCTTCATCTGGTCGATGACTAGGGGTCCGTGTTACCTTACAGGCAAGGCACATCACCTAGGAGGGCACGATGGCAGAGACGCATTACGAAACGTGGTTCAAGCTGCTGTGGAACAGGTGCGTGGAGGCAGTAGATGAGACGCCCGAATGCACAGACCCCGACCACCCGCTGTTCGGCGTGCTGGAGACCATGCATGGCATAGCGGAGGACCAGCCGCACATGTGGCTCCAGCCAGCGGCGGAGGCGGACGGCAAGAAGCCCGACCCCATCCTGGGCCAGTTCGCGGGGTACTAGGCGGGAAATCCATTCGCCAGCTTGCCAGCCTCGAGACGTTTCCCCAGGTCAGAGCCGATTCTCTCCAACTGGGTTGCGCGCCTCGAGGCTGGTGTGGTTGACTGAGTCTCGTAAGGCACCGCAACGAGGCACCGGGAGGCACCAAATGCAGGTCCAGGTCGTAGACACCGCGTCGCTCCAGGCAGACGACAGCATCCTGTTCGAGGACCGGGTGGCCACGCTCAACTACGCTCCGGTCTGGGACCGCTGCCAGCAGACGTACAGCGTCACCCTGTGGTTCCCGGAGGAGCGGGTTCACGAGTCGGTGAACCTGACCGCCAGCACCCGCAAGATCGTCGGCAAGTAACCACCACTAGCACCCAGGAGGGGCACCGTGAACAGCTACCGAGTTTGCTTCGAGCACAAGGCAGGGCACCTCGTTACGAAGGTGGTGGATGCCCAGAGCAAGGCGATGGCCGAGGCGCTCATCCGAGACACCTTCCCCATCGTGTTCAATCGCATCTCGTCCATCACCCTGCTCCGGCCGATGGTCCGTTCGTAATCGATCCAATCCACACGGGCGGTTGCCCCAGCCGGTAACCGCCCGCTACCGTTCAACACGTAGCACCAACCACCACCCAGGAGGGCACCAAGATGGAAACCGCGACCGCCATGCTGCGCAAGGTTCGGGCACTGCTCGCACAGGCCGACGACGAAGCGGCCACCCCGCAAGAGGCCGAGGCCTACCGCACCAAGGCCGAAGCGCTCATGTTCAAGTACAAGATCGACCTTGCCACCGCACCGGAGGAGGAGCGGCGGCAGGCGCACAACTTCAAGCCGGAGTGGCGCACGGTCGACCTGTGCAAGCGGGGCAACGCATGGATCCACTACTACAACGGCATCGCGATGGCGATCGTTCGCCACGTGGACGCCCGTGCGGTTGCCACCCATAACGCCGAGAACTACACGGTTCGCATCGTGGGTTTCCCCATCGACCTGGACTACTTCGAGATGTTGCTGACCAGTGCGGTCCTTGCCTTTGGCAAGAAGATGGAGCCGAAGGTGGACCCGAAGCTGCCGGAGCACACCAACGCATTCAACCTGCGGATGGGTGGCATGGAGCGGCACCGCATCGCGGACGCCCTGTGGGGTCGCCTGGAGGGCCAGACGAAGGTCTGGAAGAACGGCGGGTGGCAGGCCACCAACGAGGTGAAGGCACGCGGTCGCCGGGTGACCGCCCTCATCAAGAAGGGTGCCGAGGAGGCCGGGGAGAACCCGAAGGCGATCCTTGGCCAAGGCAACAACATCAAGACCTTCCGCGAGTCCTACGCCAGCGGGTTCTACTTCACGCTCACGAGCCGCTTGCGGGACATGGCGCTCAGCCGGGGCGAGACGGACAAGGGCATGGTGCTTGCCAGCCTGGAGGCTCAGGTGGAAGAGATGTTCTACGCCGAGTACCCGCACCTGCGGCCGGAGGAGTCTGGGCGGGCACCGTACATCGCTCCGAACGCCGACTGCGCGAAGTGCAAGAAGACCAAGTCCGGTTACTGCCGCGACCACCAGTACCTTCGGCCCAGCAAGGGCTCCTCGCGGGCTAGCGCGTACAACTACGAGGCAGCCAACATGGGTCGGGCTGCCGCCCGTACGGTCGACCTCGGCCCTGGGGGCACCCCTAAGACCCCATCGGGGACCCCGCGTACCCAGCTTGGCTGAGAACGCCAAACAGGGCCACACCGGCACACAGGGCCAACCACGGTCGGTGTAGCTGGTGTGGCCCACCAGTCGCCCAGGAGGGGACATGTGGAAGCCAAGGCATCGAGGCACGCTGGCACAAGAGCTAGGCAAGACGACGGGCGGTGTGCTGGCAGCGCTCGGCACGTTGACGTTCTGCAAGGCACGGTTCACCCCGCAACTCGACATGGACCAGCGGCCAACGGTCACCTACAGCAGCACGTACTTCGGAGGCACCGGCGATCTCTTCGCCCCGTTCCCAGCCGACCACGTGGCCGCGATCATGTGGATAGGCTTGGCCCTGGCGATTGGAGGTAGCCTGCTTAGGTGTGCGAGCTACTGGGGCATCGCATCGCAGAGAGAAGAGGGGTCATGAAGCGTTCGCTACTGGCATCGCTCGCGGCTGCCGTCCTGGTGGCCGGAGCGTCTACCGGTGCAGTTGCCTTGAGCAACAACATCAAGGACGACGGCAGGGTGCCCACGATCTCCGGGAGCTCGGACCAGACCATCGTCCCGAACGCCGAGCCGTCGGGGTACCCGATCTCCCGATGGCGTGAGCTACAGGAGGCGAAGGGCAACGCGAAGTGACCGAGGGATGCGGTAGCTGCCACCAGTTGCCGGGTCGACCACACACCGACTACTGCCAGGCACCCGACAAGGAGGGCCTAGTGACCGACCAGAGACGCAAGTGCGCACGTTGCCCCGAGGAGGCTACGCCTGCCCACATCCCCTGCTGTAGCTCGCACGGGCACTCGCTGTGCTGCCAGTGCTACCGCACCACCCACTTCGTCGAGGTCGGTCCTTGCTGCGGGCAACCACCGGTCTCCACCACCCTCTCGGAGGCGCTGGCCGAACTGGAGAGGGACGACCCAGAGGTGCGGGCTGCCAAGGCAAGCCTCGACGCCACGGTTGACCGCATCCTCGGTCGTGGCCACACCCTCAGCTTCGAGGACGTGCGAGGGATTTACGACGTACCGCCCGAGGCTGATTGACCGCTAGGAGTAATTGAGAACAGGAAGATTCTTTCTATTGCCGTCTTAACCCTTCCTTTGCAAACTGAAATCACAGAAGACGAACTAGGGGTCGTTCGTCAAAACCACGGAGGATAGGGATGAAGGTAGAAGATGTGCCGTTGAAGGTGGTGTTCGTTACTGAGCGGGGCAAGCGGGTTCGTTTGCTCGCACCTGGGAGCCAGGAACGGAAGCTCGCCGAAGAGATCATGCGCGAACGCGAAGCTGGCGTAAGCATCCGAGAGATTGCCAAGAGCAACAATCTCAGTAACAGCACTGTCCGCCGGTACATCACGCGGTTGCTGCTCAGCCAGGAGGTGGAGGAGGGGCTGCACGACTCGGAGATCCGCCGGTTTCTGGCTGGTTACCGAGGACGCCGACCCCAGCATCCCGCTCCCGCAGGACAGGTTCGAGCGGTAGCCCAGCTACGGCAGGCAAGCTAGCGAGCCAGCGGGGGATCCCGGTTGGAGGGGCGGTTGTGGGGGCTGCCAGCCAGGGGAGGACCGGGACGAATCCGCAGGCCAGGGCCGAGTTCGTGAGATGGAGACCACGTTCTCGGCTCCTGGTCTTGCCAAGCTGGCTCGAACCATGAGAGAGTTCATCTCGTAAGGCACCGAGGGCGGCGGCACCGCCCACCGCAACAGCCAGGAGGCTACCGCAATGAGCACCATCGAGATCCGCGTTACCGAGGCCGTAACCGTTGCCAACTTCCGCGAGTCCATCGCCACGGGCGATGTCCAGTTCTACCGGGTTCGCGGCAACGGCACCACCCGGCACATCCCGGTCTTCGCCGAGGGCACCAAGGAGTTCCAGGTGGCCGAGCAGGTGGCGGAGTGGCGCGAAGACGGCCGCACGATGAAGGACATCGCGACCGAACTGCACATGTCCATCCCGAGCGTTCGCCGCCTGCTCAACTCGTACCTGCTGTCGGACGAGGTGGCGGAGTACGACGAGGAAGAGATCGCCGAGCTCCTGGCCGATGCCCACGAGGGCGACGGCACCAACGAGACCGAGATCGTTGCCCCGAGCACCGAAGAGGACGAGGAGGGCGACACCAACGTCACCGGCCTCACCGACCCGGTCGAGTAGTACCCAGTCCACCGGGTGGCCCCGCCCTTGCCGCACTCAGGCGGCGGGGTCGCCCGGCTCCAATCATCCACAAAGTGACTAGTTGCAGGAGGCAACAATGGCAGACCCGAAGAAGGACGCGAAGGCCATCAAGAAGTTGAACGCCACGAAGAAGGCCAACAGCCTCGAGCGCACCCAGCGGCGTCTCGCGGGCAACGACAGCGCGAAGACCCGGGACGGCGGTACCAACCGCCGCAACTGGATCCCCGGCAAGGGCTAGCAGGCTCCCGCCTAGCGCGTACGCTGCCACCAGCACTCATCAGCACAACCGAAAGGAAGACCCGCAATGCGCAAGCTCATCGTTACCGCACTGGCCGCCCTGGGGGTGCTGGCTGGCAGCCTCGTGTCGGCCGCACCCGCGAGTGCGGCACCTGCTGGCTGGACAAGCTGGCTCATGCCCACCGGCACGGTCTGCGTACAGACCGGAGGGTCGACGTACTGGCCCATCGCCAGGGCCGTCTCGGTCATCAACGCAACGGACGCCTCCATGGTGGCCCGTAGCTCGTGCAGCGGCTACAAGCGGTCCATGACCGTGAAGCTCGTTGCCTACTACAACAGTTCGGACAGCACGTGCGCCTCGACCGGCTCGTACGGCTGGACGTGGCAGAAGGTTCGCGGTGCATGGGTGTGGACCCCCAACGCTCCGTACATCAAGGTCAACATGGCCCGCTGGGCGAAGTCGTGGTGCCAGGGCACCTACGCGAAGCGGCTGTACCTGATGAGCCACGAGCTCCTCCACGTGCTCGGCCTGGACCACCGCTACGGCACGACCGTGATGGTGCCCCGCGTGAGCCAGATGCGGTACAGCCTGCCGACCAGCTACGACAAGGCTCTCGTCAACCGGCGGTACTAGCTGGAGACCGCCAGCCAGCGACTTAACCGGTTAGGCACGGGGTCGGCTACTCATCCACTCTGAGTAGTCGGCCTCGAGTTCTTGCCAAGTCTTGGAGACCGCGATAGGGTGAGCTCAAGAGCTACACCAACCGGCCAGGAGGCTACCATGAGCACCACCACCAAGCGCACCCGCAAGGCAGCCGCTACCGCGATCATCCCGTGCGACGACCGTTGCATGTTCGCCAAGGGCGACGACTGCGACTGCGAGTGCGGTGGCAAGAACCACAAGCAGGGCCACAAGCTCCCCGCTCACCAGCGGGAGATCATCCGGACCAAGGCGGGTCGCCGCGTCAAGCACCTGACCCCCGGCACGTACGACTTCCGCCTCGCGGAGACCATGTACGCCCGTCGCCAGGAGGGGATGACCAAGAAGGACATCGCCGCCGAGTTCGTGTGCAGCGCACCCACGGTCCGCCGCCTCATCACCCGGTTTATGCTCACGATGGAGGCCCTGGGCCACCCGGTGGAGGACCTCGACGCGGCGTGAATTGGAGGGGCTGGGGGCTTGTGCCCCTGGCCCCACCCGTGAGAGAGTGAACCCCGTACCACCCAACCGCAGCCAGGAGGCAGCCACCATGAGCACCTACACCGCCACCCGCACTCGCAAGTTCGGCACCGACGACCAGCGCGACCGCTTCGCCGCTACGTACGGCTCCGCCGACTACGCGACCGTAGGGCGGGCCATCGCCGCCGAGCAGCACAAGCACAACCACCACCGCCAGGAGGCGACCGTGAACGACACCGACCGCGCCACCCGCCAGACCGTCGAGCGCATGGTGGCCCTTGCCGCCGAGCGCACCCCGCACGTGACCGAGGCCCAGATCTTCCAGTTCGCGGCCACCAACAGCGCCGACGTCGTCCACGCTCGGCTCGTGTGGCTGGAGGCCCAGCCGGTTGCCCACCGCAACGAGGTCCAGGACAAGCCTGCTCCCCGTGTCGACGTACCCGCTGGTCGCTACGCCGTAACCGGCGAAGATGGCACCACGAAGTTCTACCGCGTCGACCGCCCGACCGAGGGCAAGTGGAAGGGCTACACCTTCGTCAAGGTGCAGGCCAGCGACGAGCTCCACAACGTGCGCAGCAGGGCCACCCGTGAAGCGGTGCTCGCCAAGATCGCCAGCGACGGCATCCAGGAGGCCATGCTTCGGTACGGTCGCGAGATCGGCCAGTGCGGGCACTGCGGGCGCACCCTCACCAACGAGGAGTCGCGCGAGATCGGCATCGGCCCCAAGTGCCGCTCCAAGATGGGCTGGTAAGCGATCTGAGGCGATTTGCGGGGCTCCTCGGCTACAGGGCCGAGGGGCAGCCCGTAAGGGCCTCAGAATCGATCCTAGGCCCGAACACAACCGACCAGGAGGTCAGGCACATGGCAGGTAAGGCAGGCGCACAGCGGGGCATCAGCGCGAAGGTGCTCAAGTACATGCTCGAGAACCCAGGCGCGTACGTGCGCGTGGAGGACGTGGCGCATCAGTTCGAGTGCACCGAGCAGCAGGTAGCGAACGCGGTGGCGTACCTGCTCCGCGAGCAGAAGCTGGCGGGGCTCAAGTCCGTGCAGAACGGGCACGTGTGGCTGTACGAGCCACAGGACGAGCCGGACGCGGTCAAGTGGGAGGTCATCCGCAAGGGCGACGACGGCACGGCGATGCTGCAGGACACCGACGGCACCTTCTGGATCGCAAAGGTGGTGACTTTCTGATGACCGGTTGCATCGCCATCGCGGTTCTGTTCGTCTTCGTCCTCGGCGGTCTGTTGAACTGCCTGCTCTTCTTCCCGTTCGGCATCTTGTGGGGGTTCCCGTTGTTCATCCTCGGCCTCGCGATCCTGTGGGCCATCGCCAAGGGAGCACGGGCATGAGGCGCAAGCCACCGGCAACGGCGGAGGAGGTGATGGCTGCCGTCGACAAGCTGTGCGAGAGCAGGGGTGGGCCGAAGCTCAACAGCGCCATGAGCATCGCGGGCATCGTCGCCCAGTACCGGGGCTGCCCGGACACGTGGCCCGGCAAGGACAACATCGCGCAGTACGTCAGCATCACCAGCGTGAGGGCGGTGCTGGCGGAACTCGTTGCCGAGGGCAAGGTCTTCCCGGTGCCGTCCAACCACTGGTCCCTGACCAGCCGCTCGACCGGGAAGTTCACGTACTACGTCAACAAGGCCAAGCGGCAGCAGTTGACGGCCGACAAGGTCCAGCGCGAGAACGTACGGCGGGCAGCCGTGCGAGAGCAGGAGGTCAACCGCAAGCTACGCAAGCGCTTCGCTTCCATTCTGGACGAGCTCAACGAGGAGTGGGAGCAGGCCAACCCGCCGATCGACTGGGAGACCCGCTGGTGATTTGGCTCGTGATTGCAGGTGCGTGTTTGCTCGTGCTTGCCGTAGGCAACATTCGGCGGGCACGGGCCACGTTCAAGGAGATCGTCGAGGAGGAAGAATGATCTGGGACTTGCTCGGCCTCATCGACGGCAGGGTGATGCTCGTGGCAACGGTTGTCGCGGGCGGGGTAGTGCTGCACTTGATGTTCAGCAAAGACAAGGAGGGCGACCAATGAGCCACATCATCGAGTTCGATGACTGGGAAGATGCGCAGCGCAAGATGGCCGAAGCCGAGCGGCGGGCCAACGAGAGCATTTGCCCGAAGCAACGAGAGGTCGTCTGGGGCAGCCACTGGATCCGCGCGGCGGCGGACGGCATGCTCGAGTACGGCGTGGTGCTCACTGAGGAGGAGGCCACCAAGGGCCTCGGCCGGAACGGCATCGCGGAGCTCCACGAGCGCTACGAACGCGGCTACCGCTTTAGCTGGGCACACAGCGTCATGGGCGACGGGCTCGGCGACACGCATCTCGCGGTCATGTGGCCCATCACCCAGGAGGAGTTCGAGCAGGCCAAAGCCCAGCGCTGGGAGCTCAACTACGCCGAGTGGCAAACCGAGATGCTCGCCCGCGTGACCAGCGAGATGCGAGAGGCAAAGCTTGCCGCCAGCAACGACACCCCACCCGAGACCGGCTCCCCGCAGGAGGGCTCATGAACACCCACACGCTCAACAACTTGCGCCTCGTGAAGGCCCAGGTTGCCAGCAAGCGGCACGAGTGCGCCGAGTGCGTGGAACCCATCGAGGAGGGCGAGCGGTACATGCGTGCCGCTCTGCCGCCCACGGTTGAGGCCTTCCCGGACGTCGACAAGGTTGTCCAGGAGGACGCCTGGCAGTACGTCGACCGCACCTGGACCATCGAGAAGACCCACGAGCTCTGCTACTCGCGGCGGTACTTCCGCCCCGGCAATCTCGTTCGTTGCGGCCACCAGCGATACTTCGACACGTCAAGGTGCGCCGTGATGGTCTGCGAGAACTATGTCGGCAAGAGCCCCGAGTGGCGTGCCGCGAACCCTGGGGTGAACCCGCCGCATGAGTGACCGCAGGGCTACTGAGCCACAGGGCTCGAAATCGTTCTCAAGCCTGTACCGATGCGCCGTGCCGACACAGTGCCTGTCGATTGCCGGTAGCAAGGACTCGCCGGTGTGCGCGATCCTGGGCAGCCGGGATCACCTCGTTGTCAAGCTGTGGAAGATCGGTAAGGAGAAGTTCATGGACAGGCAGGCGCAGTACGAGTCCTACTGCAATGACCGTAGCGTCAAGGAGATCATGGAGGACGAGCTCGACAGCATCTGTGACCGCCTCATGACGCCGGGGTCGGAGGCTGCGGACGGGAGGGATCCGGGGAGGGCCGAGTCGTTGTGCTGGGCAATTGCTCTCATCGAGAACCCGTACGCGCCGAACATGGACGCGATCAAGGGGAAGATGATGCTTCGGTACGAGCGGAGGCTCCGGGAGAGCGAGGTCGTGGAGACCGTTGCCGCCAGCAACGAGGAAGAGATGGCCTCGTCATGAGCGACTGGGCCGGTACCGGCGTGAAGTGCCAGTACGCAGCGTGTCCTCGGGAGGACGCCATCGAGGTAAAGCTGCCCGATCGGACGAGTGGTTGGTATTGCGACGAGCATGGAGATACGGTAGCCAGCCGCGTCGCGAGACGGATGAAACTCAAGGCCTCGAGCCGTGATACAATGCAGGGGCAAGGCAACACCGACCAGCCAGGAGGCGACCAGTGACCAAGCAAGAGCGTAGGCGCAAGGCGGCACCCACCCCCGACGAGGTAGACGCCATCGTGGCCGAAGGGGTCGAGACGGCGGTCAAGGCCATCGTCGAAAAGGCCAAGCGGGGTGCAGTGCCGCCCGAGTTCGCGGCCATGGCCGAGCAGGTAAAGGAGCTCCGCGACCAGGGCGTCGCGTGGTGGCAGATCGGCTTCAAGCTGGGGCTGCCCGGTAGCGCCGACACAGTCGCGAAGGGCAAGGGCGGAGCAGCCTATGCCCGCAAGATCTGGAAGAGTGCCTACGGCGAGGTACCCCGCGTGCAGAAGCGGGATGGCAGCCGTAGTGCCAAGCGCGAGAAGAACGACCACGTTCGGGAGCTCAAGGCAACGAAGCAGGCCGACCGCATCGAGGCCGTGCGCACGGGCCAGTCGGTCATCAGCGTGGACATGACCAACGACGAAGTGATCGCCATGCTCGACGGCCGGATGATCACGTGGTCGATCAACCTCGCCAACGTGGACAGCCAGGGCGACGACTTCTTCGACGTGACGGCAGGCGTGTTCAAGGGCACCATCAAGGTGCACGGGCTGGGCCTCGACCGGTACATCGATTTCAACGACTACGACCCCACCGCACCCATCGCGGTACGGGGCATCCGGGGCGTGCAGCGCACGGTTCGACTGTCCAGCATCCACACTATCGGGAAGACGTACTGACATGGCCAAGCCAGCGCACGCGGTCGAGGTGGTGGTGTGCCTGACGTGCCACCGCGACCCCGACGACATCAAGACCAACGAGCCCGCCAGCGGTGCCCACCCCGACAGCTACAGCCCTGCCACGGTCAGCGCCGAGGAGTCGAACGGCGAGGTGACGCTGTACCTCGCGCTGCACACGCCGGGGTGCTGGCGCATCGGCTGGGCCAACGGGGGTGCGAAGTGAAGGCGCATGCGGACGTTGCCCTGGGCAAGATCATCCTCGTGATCACGATGGAGCCCGGCGACGACTTCGAGGAGATGAAGGCTCGGTGCAAGGCGGTACCGGGTGCCCGCTGGCACGCCGCGAGCAAGCGCTGGCGGTACCCGCTGGCGGTCGAGACGTGCCACGAGCTCCGCAAGGTGTGGGGCGACGAGCTACACGTCGGCTTCGATCTGGGGGCTTGGTACAAGGGCGAAGCAGCCGATAGGGCTGTGCAGGTCGCTAGGGCCAGCCAGGGCGACGCAGACCTGTCGGTGCTACCCGAGGTAGCCCCAGCCCTGTTCGCGACCCTGAGGCCCGACCAGCGCGTCGGCGTGGCATGGGTGGCCGCTGGCTACCGGGGCAGCGGGCTACTAGCCGACCAGCCGGGGCTCGGAAAGACGCTGGAGACCATCGGTGGCATCCTGGAGGCCGGTGGCGGGCAGGTGCTCATCGTGTGCCCCAAGCTGTCCGTCAAGCGGGTCTGGCAGCGCGAGTGGAACCGCTGGGCACCGGACGTACCTGTGTACGCCGCTCGCGGTACGCGGGCACGGCGGCAGAAGACCATCGACGCCTACTTCCGCGATCCGGCGGAGACGAAGGTGCTCGTGGTCGTGGCGGAGATGCTGCGTGTCAAGGAAGAGCCCGACCCCACCGACTACACGAAGAAGAAGAAGATCCAGGTGGGGTACGAATACCCCGAGCTCTTCCGGCCGTGGTCGTGGGCTGTCGTGGACGAGAGCCACAAGCTGTTCGGCAGCCTGACCATTGCCAAGGGCAACCTCATGGGCAAGGGCTTGAAGGCTCTCGGCAAGGGCGTCGATCGCAAGCTGGCTGTCACCGGTACGCCGTTCGGTCGTGGCGGTCGTGTGCAAGGCATGTTCGGAACGCTGCACTGGCTGTGGTCCGACGAGTTCACGAGCTTCTGGCGGTGGGCAGGCAACCTGTTCGAGGTCGAGGACGAAGAGGTCTACATCAAGGGCGGACGAGGCGCGACCAAGACCGTGAAGCGCATCGGCAAGCTCCGAAAGGGTGGCGTAGAGGACTTCTTCGCGACACTCGGTCCTCGTATCCTGCGGAGGACCAAGGGCGAGGTCATCAGTTGGCTGCCGCCGAAGCAGTACGTCGAGGTACTGTGCGAGATGGAGGGCGAGCAACTCAAGCAATACAAGCAACTCTCGGATGAGGGTGAGCTTGCGGTACCGGGTGGTCTCATCATCGCTAACGGTGTGCTTGCCGAGATCACCCGTGCGAAGCAGGTCGCGAACGGTGCCTTGCACAAGGACTCCGCCGGGGGTGTGCACTTCAACGTCAACGTGTCGTGCAAGATCGACAACCTGATGCAGATGCTCGACCAGCGGGGCATCCTCGACGGCGACGGCGAGCTCAAGGTGATCGTCACCAGCCAGTTCAACGAGTTCCTTTCGGCAGTCGAGGATAGGTTGCGAGAGGCAAAGGTCGGCTACCACATCATCACCGGCAAGACCAGCGACACCCAGCGCGACAAGGCGATGGAGGCGTTCCAGAACGAAGGCGGGCACCGCGTCTTCCTGTTGAACGCAAAGGCAGGCGGTGTGTCTGTCACCCTTGATGCCGCCGACGAGATGTTCTGCCTCGACGAGGTGTACAACCCCGAGGACCAGGAACAACTCGAAGACCGCATCCACCGGGCGAGCCGCAACCACCCGGTCACGATCTACCACTTCAGGAGCGAGGGCACTATCGATGAACAGATTGCTACGAACGTTGAGGGCAAGCGTCAAGCGCAGCATGCGATCATGGACGGACGGCGTGGTCTGGAGTACGCCCGAGAGCTCATCCGATACCGCAAGCCAGCCGACGACTGAGCCGAAGGTTGTCCTGGGCATCGACCCCGGCAACTCCACCGGCTTCGCCGTGACCACGTGGTTCGACAACGAGCCAGTGCCGTACGCCCAGCGGCTGTCGTTCTGGCAGCGCACCAAGGCCCGCCTCGAAGAGCGTGCACGGGAGCGGCGGGAGCAGGCCGAGCGCGAGAGCATGGACATCGCGAAGTGGCTGGCCGAGAAGGCTCCGACACGGGGTGAGCAGATGGCCCAGGACGTCGTCGACTTCGTTGTCCGAGGCACCGGTCGGTTCGCGTATCTAGCCACCGACGGCGAAACGATCTTCGAGGGCGAGATGGACCTGATGCGATCGTTGCACCCAGCCCCCATCTCCTCCGCCCGCAGGACGCCGACCCGGGAGATGGTAGAGGCCAAGATCATCAACAACACCATCGACGTTGACGAGGTGTTCTGGGATCTGGTCAGTGCAATCGATGCCCATCGCAACGGAGCAACGGCACTGGATCGCCCGTGGAGACCTGTCGAAGAGTCGACACCCGTCTGGGATGAGCTCGTGGAGCGCATGTGGGATCCGACGCATGAGCGTGGCCCGCGTGAGCGAGACTGGGTGCGGCAGCAGCACAAGCGGCAGCAGCCCACGAACCAGTCGCGGGCGAAGCGGAGGGGCAAGCGGTGAGACCATACTGCACGAAGACGCACCGGCATCACGGCGTCTGGGATGATGCTTGCCTTAGGCAACGTGTCCTTCTGGAAGCCCAGTTCGTGACGCGGAGCCACGGTAATGCCTGGGAGATCGAAAGGAAGAGGTTCGTGACTCCTGGGTACGATGGACCAGAGGGAACCGAGTGGCGAGAGAGGCAGTGGCGGGTATGAAATGGCTGTGGAGAAGGCTTCGCACTCCGAGGCCGAAGGAGCGGAACAGGGTCGCCAGTCTCCAGGCGGTCCGGCAGCATCAGGACCTGAGCTACGACTACGGCGACATCGAGTTGAACAAGCAAAGGGCAGCCACTCTCCGTAAGCAGGCACAGGAAAGGGGCGATGGATGATGTTGCGTATCGCAATTGAGTTTGTGGTGACCGCGACCCTGCTCAGCCTGTGCATGTGGTGGGCGTACCGTCGGGGCTACCGGCAGGCCATGGCAGAGCGGCTAGAGACGCTGGCTAAGAACGCACGGCACAAGGCGGGCCAAGCCCAGGCCGAGGCTGACGTTCTCAACGGCGTACTGCCGCCACGGGTGCGCAGAGCCCGTATCAGCGGCACCTCACGTCGAAGTTTGCACGACTGACCGGAGGAGTCCGTCGCCTCGCTTTGCCTTGTGTCACAAGGGGAAAGCTGAGAGGCTGTTCACCTCAGCAGCACACCAACCAACCAAGGGAGCAACGAGAAACATGGCACCGAAGAAGGACAAGGAAGTCGAGACCCCGGCCGAGGCGACCGAGGACGAGACCACCGAGGGCACCGAGACCACCGACCCGCGTTCGAAGGTCACCGTCCTCCACGAGAAGCACGCGGAGTACATCAAGGAGAAGACCGGCATCGAGGTCGACCCGCTGGCGGTCTTCCTGGTCTACTCGACCCGCGTCGCCTTCCGCAAGACCTCGGACAAGTACGCCGAGGTGAAGCAGACCAAGGCCGAGCTCGAGGCCGAGAAGGAGCGGGCGAAGGAAGAGGCCAAGGCGGCTCGCGAGGCCGAGAAGGCCGAGAAGGCGGCAGCCCGCGAGGAGGAGAAGGCCAAGAAGCAGGCCGAGAAGGAGGCCAAGGAGGCCGAGAAGGCGGCGGCCAAGGCCGAGAAGGAGCGCCTCGCGGAGGAGGCCAAGGCGGCGAAGGAAGCCGAGGCGGCAGCCAAGGCGGCGGAGGGTAGCGACACCCCGGCCGAGAAGCCCGCGAAGGGTCGGCGTGGCAAGGGCAAGACCACCAGCGCCGAGGCCCTCAAGGACGCCGAGAAGGCGGCCACGAAGTCCCCGTTCTGATTCACCAACACCACCGGCGTCGGGGTCCCCACCACCCAGTTCGACCCAGTCAGGGGACCCCGGCTCAGAAGGTGACACGGTAGAAGGTAGTTGCTCGTAGCCCCGTTCATTCGTTGCGATGTGTTCGGTGTTTGAGAGCGCCTCCCGTGTCACCCTCTGAGCAGCCAACAGGAGGGCACCCTATGGCAACGAAATCCGACTGCACCTGTCAGCAGGTCAAGAACTACGAGGACTATGGTCCGGCGTATCTGCTCGAGTACGACCCTCGTTGCCCCTTCCACAAGGGGCCTGACGAGGGTTACGGCTATGACCAGTGGGGTCAGCCGAACACGAAGGCGTCGATTGCCGTAGGCAACATCGGGGCGGCCATCATCGTCATCGCGGTGTTGGTGGTCGTGGGCTTCGGCGTTGCCGCACTCCTCGGAGCCTTCGGGTGAAGGCGAAGAAGAAGATCAAGAAGCTCCCACCCCTACTGCGCACTAGCGAGCGCGGCGACTTCAAGCGCTGCCCGTGGCTGTGGAACCAGGTCTGGAATGAGTTCTGGCGCAGCAAGCGCGAACCGACCTGGGCTTGGTTCGGCACCGCCATCCACAAGGGGCTCGAAGCCCGTTACCCCGTAGGGAAGAAGCGGGGTACCGTCGAGGCCATGCTGGCAGCGTTCGAGAAGAGCCTGGACGATGAGGTCCGCCGGGTGTACACCGAGGGCGGAGAGCTCGACGAGAAGGAAGTTGTCGACGGCAAGGAACTAGGCCGTGCGATGCTCCTGGGCTACGTCGAGGAGTTCGGCGAGGACAGCCAGTGGGAGGTCATCGACAGCGAGGGTACCTTCCAGATCGACGTGCCGCACCCCACCAAGCCGGGGAAGACAATGGTGGTCTACTGCGGTACTTGGGATCTCGTCGTGTGGGACATCATCGAGCAGGTCTACAAGGTCGTGGATCACAAGACCCGCAAGTCCTTCCCTGGAGACTGGTCCTTCTACACGATCAACGACCAAGCCGGTTCGTACCTGTGGGTCGCGCCGGAGGTCCTCGTTGCCAAGGGCAAGCTCCCAGAGGATGCCGTCATCGAGGGGCTCGTGTTCAATGCCCTTCGCAAACATCTTCCGGACAACCGTCCTCTCGACGAGAACGGGCTGGCTCGAAACAAGCCGCAGAAGGTGCACTACCAGACCGTCCTAGATGCTGCGAAAGTGCCATACGGGGCAAGGGACACCATAGCCGTTCTGCACGCTCTGGTAAGCCAGCACCTGCCGCACGTTACGGTGTACGGCGAGGTCAGCAAGGTGCAGCCTGCTCCCTTGTTTCACAGGGAAGAGGTCTACCGTTCGCCCGAAGAGAGAGTCACTCAGGCGCGGCGGGTGCAGGAAGAAGCCTTGTGGATGGAGCAGATCCGAAAGGGCAAGCTCCAGCCTGTCAAGCACACGGGAGAGGACTGCGTCCGCTGTCCGATCTTCGACATGTGCCAGCTACACGAACAAAGCCCCGAGGAGGCCTGGGAGTACCGGGCAGCCACGATGGTGAAGCGCGACCCTTACCGGGACCACCGGGAGGCAATGAAGGAGGGCGGATACGAGGTGAAGTTGAATGGCTGACAGCGACACGTTCGCGGAGTGGCTGTTCTACCGGTTCAACAAGGAGGGTTACTCCAAGCTGGACCAAGGCACTGCCTGGAACGAGCTCCCCGAAGAGGACCGGCTGTTCTGGCAGCACGAGGCCGACGCCGTGAGGCGGGCCGAGAAGCGAGGAGGGTTCAAGCGTGGCTAGGCCGAAGGCGATCACCAAGCTCAGCGAGACGCCGCACGAGGGCAAGAAGAACTGGCTCATCTACTGCGGCAGCGGCATCGGCAAGACCGTGCTCGCGGGCACCGCGCCGAAGGGCCTGTTCCTCACGGCCGAGGCGGCGGGAACCGAGTCTGCCAAGGCGTTCGGGTCGAACGCCGACGAGTGGATCTGCGACACCTGGGAGGAGTTCTACAAGGCGTACGAGTGGCTCAAGAAGGAGGGCCACAAGGAGTACGACTGGGTGATGCCGGACTCCATCACCGAGCTCGAAGAGCTCTGCTGGAACGATCAGCTCGAGGGCATCGGAAAGGAGTACGAGGCAAGGATCCAGGACTACGGCATCGTCGACCGCAAGATCAAGAAGATGGTCGACAAGTTCCACCGGCTCCCCATCAACGTGCTCTGGACAGCCCAGGAGATGGCCTTCACCACGGAGGACGGTGAGGGTGACGAGATCCAGAAGGTCCTCCCCAAGATCGGCCGTACGAAGGGCGGAGCCCCTCTCGCGAATCTGATTTGCGGGAAGGTGACCCTCGTTGGGTACCTCGGCATTTCGGAGGACAAAGACGAGGGCGAGTTCCGTAGGCTGGTCGTCGCTGGTGGCGATGGCTGGGTAGCCAAGGACCGGCACGACACCTTCGGCAAGTACATCGACAACCCGCACATCGGTGAGATGGCCGAAGCTGTCACCAAGCGGCAAGCCAGCAACGTGAAGAGCGAGCCGAAGGCACCGAAGAAGAAGAAGGAGAAGGCTGCGTAATGGGCAAGGTCAAGCGCGACTACAAGAACGTCGATCGGAACGCGGAGAACAACCAGTACTCCGGCGACACCCCGAAGCCGGGGATCTACGACTTCTATCTCAAGAAGGTGGAAGACCACGAGGGCGGCGATGCCTCCGGCAACAAGCTCGTCTGGATGTTCGAGTGCACCCAGGAGCCCTACGCCGGTTGGGCCGGTTGGGTCTACACGAACGACGAGTCGACGGCCTGGAAGGAGGTTCAGATCCTCGAGGCGCTGGGCCTCCTCGCCGAGGGCGAGACCGAGCTCGACATGACTCACGAACAGATGGCCTCGAAGGGTGGCCCGGTCCGCTGCAAGCTGATCAACGAGACGTACGAGGACGAGAAGCGGGCCAAGATCAAGACGGTCCTGCCTCCTCGTGATGGGCAGACCAAGCCCTCGAAGTCCGGCGGCAAGGCCTCGAAGGGCGGCAAGAAGAAGAAGGGCGAGAAGTCGCCGTTCTGATCGAGGTACCCCTCGAGGAAGGGGCTGCTGGCAACTATGCCGGTGGCCCCTTCTGCCGTTAGGGGCACCCGTCCCCGCAACCCCACCGCATCCGTACTCTTTCGGCCTTAGAAAGGCGGAAGCCCCCATGCCTCGGCCCCTGACCTACCTAGCATTCTACGAAGCCGCACAGCCGAACGGTCTGCGGGTGGAGGCGAGTACCGGGAGGGATTTCAACACAGTGGGAAATGATGAGACAGAAGCCCCAGGGAGCTACCCCTTGCACGTTGGCAAACCGGACCCCTATACGCGCACGGGGCACCGTCCCGGAAAAATTTGTGGCTGGGCGGCAGCGCAGGTGTCTCATCCGCTTTTCCCACTGTGTCGGGATTTACCGCGAGGATCGATAAGAGATATCGATAGGGGCCCTCGACAACAAAGAAAGGTCGGCCTTACCGAAACACACGGTCGGCAGCGTAGGCTAGCTAGGCACCGCAGTATCCGTGACTACTACGTACTACTACTATCTCAAAGAGAGAGAGTAGAGAGTAGTAGTAAGTAGTAAGTAAGGAGTTGAGATGAGTGCTGCCCTCGATGAAATCAGGGCTCGAGTAAGGGCCGAAGAGGCCGAACGTGCGGTACGTAAGCAGGAGCGAATCGAGCGCGAGCGGGCCAACCGGCTTACGGCGAACATGAAGCCGCACCTGAAGGAGCTCATGATCGACGAGGCCCAGCGGCTCCACCTCTCCTTGCCAGCCTTCGCCCGCATGTTGATGTGCGAGGCATTGGTTGCCAGGGGCCACGACCTGGACAAGGTCTACCGCGAGTGGAAAGCCAGGAATGACTAAGGCTCTCCGCAAGGGCTCTACGCCCGAACGTCGAGAGATCAACCAGCATCTGTACCGGATGCACCACGGGGCCAAAGGAGAAGGAGATACGTTTGATCGACTTGTAATGCACGAACTGATGCATGCCGAGGGCAACGAAGAGGGTTACGCTGGGCACCCACTTCACAGGCACGAGGGCGGCTCGCATCTGGGTATTGGTGAGGTGGTTCTACATGAGGGTGAGGGCACATGAGCGCAGTTCCGAAGTCTTCTGGCTGGCAGCAGAAGTTTGAGAAGTTCCTCACGAATGAGGGACCGAACGAGCTTGGCGAACAGCGGGGATACTGCCCAGTCCACGAGGACCCGGAACTAAGCAAGACCCCTAGTGCTTCGTACAACTGGAGCAAGGGAACGTTCATGTGCTTCGGCGGGTGCGGCGGCATGTCGTTCAGCCGGTTGCTCAACGTCTGTCGTGAGGAGTGGCCGGAGGACTTCAAGAAGGAGAGCTCCTCCCCCGACTCGGCCTCCCGCAGGAACGTCCGGTCCATCGACGATGCACCTTCGAAAAGGGGCTCCGCGCAACCACTCCCCGATGACGAGGAGATCCGCCGGTGGGTGGAGGCTCTCCAGAAGAGCCCCACGATGCTCGGCAAGATGAAGGAACAGCGAGGGTTGTCCGAGGCAACCATCGAGAAGTTCGAGATCGGATGGCACAAGGACCGCTACACCATCCCGGTCCGAGATGCGGACGGCGTTCTTCAGAATGTGCGGCGGTACAAGATCAACGCGACCAAGGCTGCCGACAAGATGATGAACCTTGCGGGCCATGGCGAGGCGCGGCTGTTCCTGCCGTGGATGCTGGCCGAGCCGGAGATCATCATCACCGAAGGCGAACTGGACGCCATCATCGGTCAGGAGCACGGGCTCCCCACCATGAGCCACACAGCCGGGGCGAGTGTCTGGAAGCCCCAGTGGAACCCGCTGTTCCAGGAGAAGACCGTGTTCATCTGCTACGACGTAGATGACGCCGGTGTCAACGGTGCGCTCAAGGTGGCAGCCGGTGTGAGCCGGTACGCGAAGGCTGTCTACATCATCCGGCTTCCCTTGCCTGTAAAGGGATCCGACGTCACCAACTTCTTCGTCGACCAAGGCTACACCACCAAGGACTTCCTCGAGCTCATGGAGGAGGCCCGGAAGAGTCCCTACGGCAACAAGAAGACCGCAGCCAGTCGAGCCGAGGAACCGGCTAAGAAGGTGACCCTTGAGCTCAGCATGTCTGCCGAGCACAAGCGGGACACCCTCGAGATCGTTGCCACGGTTGCCGGTAAGGTGCAGCCTCCGTACATGCTGCCTCGCAAGGTGCATTACATGTGCGACCAGAGCTTCCGTCAGACCGCGTGCAACAACTGCCCGATGAGCAGCCTCGGCGGGGACATGGTCGAACGGGTGGCTCGCGAAGACGAGTTCCTGCTGGAACTGATCGACCGCAGCAAAGACCAGGTTGACATGAGCTTGAAGAGGCGGGCGAACATCCCAACCGCCTGCCACGTAGTCGATATCACGAGAGAGTCCGAGTGGAACGTTGAGGAGCTCATTGTCCTACCTTCAATGGATAATCGTGACGAGCAAACGCAGACGCCGATCACGCGCAAGGTCTACAACGTTGGTGAGTACGCGACTCCGGTCAACACCACCAGTAGGCTCGTGGGCTTCAACACCACCGAGCCCAAAGGCCAGCGAGCCGTCTTCCAGAGTTGGGAGTGCGAGCAGACCAAGACCAACATCGACGTCTTCCAACTGACGCCCGAGCTTCGCCAAGCCCTCAAGGTGTTCCAGCCGGACAAGAAGCAGCCGGTGCTCAAGAAGATGGGTGACATCGCCCGCGACCTAGAGGCCAACATCACCAAGATCTACGGGCGGGTACCGCTGCACGTCGCGTATGACGTGGTGTGGCACAGCGTGATGGACTTCAAGTTCAAGGATGTTGTCCTAGGCAAGGGATGGCTAGAGCTTCTCGTTCTCGGGGACACCCGAACGGGGAAGAGTGAAGCGGCTCTCCGTCTCTCTGATCACTACAACGCAGGCGTCCTGAAGTCGTGCGAGGGAGCAACGTTCGCAGGCCTCGTCGGAGGTGCCGAGCAGGCAGGCTCTTCGTGGATGGTGCGCTGGGGAACCATTCCCCTCAACGACCGCCGGTTGGTCGTGCTCGACGAGGTGTCGGGCATAGCCGATAAGAACATCATGGAGCAGATGTCTGCCGTGCGGTCGTCAGGTCGTGCACAGATCACCAAGATCATCAGCCAGGAAACCAGTGCACGAACGCGCCTCATCTGGATCGGCAACCCCGTGGACGGCACCACCCTCCGCCACATGAACGGGGCGATCGAGGGCATCCAGAAGCTGGTGAAGAACCCAGAGGACATCGCCCGGTTCGACATGGCGATGGCGGTTGCCAGCGACGAGGTAGACAGCGCGATCATCAACAGTACAAAGCCTCCTGAGGTACCGCACATCTACACGTCGGATCTGTGCAGTGCTCTCGTTAGCTGGGCTTGGTCTCGTAAGGTAGACCAGATCACCTGGAAGCCGGGGACCGAAGACTACGTCCTGCGGGTGGCCGAAGACATGGGCGGGCGGTACGTGGCGGAACCGCCGTTGATCCAGATCGAGAACGCACGAGTGAAGCTGGCGCGCATCGCCGTCGCCATCGCCGCTCGAGTGTTTTCATGCGACAAGACGGGCGAGCTCATTGTCGTAGGCAACGAACACGTTGACGCGGCTGTGCAGTTGCTCGACACGCTGTACGGCACGGAGCGGTTCGGGTATCTCCGGCACAGCCAGCGGGTCATCAGAGACCGCCACCGCGCCGAGGTGAACAAGCGGCAGGCCCGCATGTTCCTTATTGAGAACGAGAACATCCTCTACACCCTGATGCAGTCGCGAGGGGACAAGTTCCGCCCACGGGACTTCGAGGAGTCCGGCAGCATGCACAGGGAAGAAGCGCAGGAGGCCGTTCGTCAACTCGGACAGTGGAAGATGATTCGCCGTATGTCCCGAGGTTACCTCAGGATGGAGCCGGTACTCGTTGACATCCTGAGCGAGTTGGAGGACAGGTTCGACGAGTAGCACAACCCAACAGGTACTAGGCTTTCAGCACATAAGGAGGGCACGTGAACGTACTGATCTTCGGCTGTGGTCCGGCTGGTCTGATGGCCGCTCATGCAGCGGCAATGTGGGATCACGACATCAAGATCGTGAGCAAGAAGCGCAAGAGCGAAATGTACGGTGCGCAGTACCTTCACCATCCCATCCCCGGCATCGACTGCGGTCCGTCGCGCAACATCACGTACGAGTTGCGAGGCACGTCGGAGCAGTATCGACGCAAGGTGTACGGGCCTGGGTTCACCGGCACGGTGTCCCCGGAGGACCTTGAGGAGAACCACAAGGGCTGGAACATTCGTCGGGCCTACGACGAGCTCTGGGACATGTACGGCAGCTATGTGATCGACGTGGAGGTTCGGGCGGAAGCCCTTCGTTCACACGGCTATCTCCACGAGGCCATGGGCGAGGCGCAACTGATCGTCTCCAGCATCCCCGCCCCGAACCTGTGCCTCCAGTTGGAGGAACACCAGTTCGCCAGCCAGAGCATCTTCGCTATCGGAGACGCGCCGGAGCGCGGGGTGTTCAATCCCTTCGGTAAGCAGGTGCCCGAGGATACCGTTGTGTGCAACGGAGAACCCGATGTCGGTTGGTACCGCACAGCCAACGTGTTCGGCCGTTCTACGACCGAATGGTCGGGAGCCCGTCGGCCTCCGTACGAAGGGGTGGCTGCCGTAACCAAGCCCCTGAAGACCAACTGCGATTGTTACCCCGAGATCGTTCGAATCGGACGGTACGGCAAGTGGGAGAAGGGAGTGCTTGCCCACTCCGCCTTCTTCGAGGTCGAAGGGAAGCTCTCCTCGGTGGGGTTCCAGGAGGCGCTATTCTGATGGGGTGGCTCCAGAGCGACTGCCCGATCGTTGCCCTTGACATCGACGGCACCCTCGGTATCTACCACGCTCACTTCACGAGGTTCGCCAGCGACTGGGTAGGCCGAGAACTGCCGCACAGCTACGACGGCAGCGTGCCGTTCAACAAACATCTCGGGTTGTCCAAGGCGACGTATCGGAAGATCAAGCTCGCCTACCGTCGTGGCGGGCTGAAGCGTTCGATGCCGGTGTACGACGGGGCGGCGGAGATGACGCGGACCATCCGAGCACGGACCAGCGCTCGCATCATCATCTGTACGACTCGGCCCTTCCTCAGCCTCGACGAGGTAGAGCCGGACACGCTGCACATGCTCAAGCGGCAGGGCATCCAGTACGACTACGTCATCAGCGGCGAGCACAAGTATCGCGACCTCGTCAAGCTGGTGGGCAGGGAGCGTGTCGTGATGGTGCTCGAAGACCAGGACGACATGTTGCTCCAGGCCCTCTCCCTGGGCCTCCCCGCAGTCCGGGCGGCTCGGGTCCACAATGCCTGCTCCACCGTCGAAGTGGAGGCCGAAGTAGCTGACCTCTACGAGGCAACTGAGCTAGCGTTGAAGCGGTTATGGGTACGCAGAAGCGATCGGTATCTGGCCAGAGAGAGAGATAGGAAGCGCAAGTGATCGAGTACAGGTTCGTTGAGAAGCAGAGCGGTCGCCCTCGGTTGGTACTCGAGATGCCGGTTGTCCTGGAGGGCACCGACGCGGCTGCTACCGCCATCAGCCTCGGCAGCGTCTTCGACCAGGCGATGGAGCTCGCCCACGTCAAGAATGCTGCGTACGGCAGCGCTTGGCGACGGCAGGGATGGATGGGCAACCTCGCTCGTATTCAGAGCAAGGCCGAGCGCCTGAAGAACCTGCTGTGGCGGGACAACGAGAAGAGCGCCATGGAGGAGACCGCCACCGACACCGCCCTGGACGCGATCAACATCCTGGGCTTCTTCATGGTCAACCGGTCCGAGTCGAACAAGTGGGGTACGAGATGAGCCTTGAATTCCAGGGACTTCGAGCCGTGTGCCCGAACCGGATCTGCGATCACCCCGACTGCCCGCACGTACTGGGCGGCGTCGATGTGCTCGCCTATCAGGTACCGGGCGGCATCATGGTCGTGCACGTCGGCTGTGCCCCGGCTGAGGTGCGCAAGGCGTACTACGACCGCCAGCGCGAGGAAGCCCGCAAGTGAGCGGCGGCGATTACTCCTGGGCCGACATGCCCCAGGACCTCGCATTGTTGCTCAAGGCATACGTCGACGACCCGTCCGACAAGAACGCGGGCGAGCTCGGCGACTGGCTGGCCAACGAGATGAAGCACTGTGCGGCTACGAAGGAGCAGTGGCCCCGGCTCGTGTCGTACTGCCCGGACCTGCCCGAGGTCGGTTCGGAGTTCTGCAAGGCCCACATGCCGAAGGAGGACGTCGATGGCTGAGCACCCAGTGCACCCCGTGCTTGCCTGGAGCAACGAGGTTGACCGCCGCTTGCAAATCGAAGGCGTCATGTGTCGTGTTCGTGACAAGCGGCGGACCATGAACGACGAGGACTTCTGGGCAGACGTGTTCGGAGAGCAGTTGGGTTATCCGCTGACCGAGGCGCAGGAGCTCGACGAGTGCTTCGGCATCGAAGCTCCGAACCCCTGCCCCGAGTGCGGTGCGGTCGTTGCCTGCGGCTACGACTCCGAGGGCCGACCGATGATCCACGTCGTAGAGGACAAGGATGAGTAGGTTCCACTCGCTGCACCACCACACGACGTACTCGTACATGGACGGGTACGGCACGGTCGAAGACCACGTGGCCGCAGCGGCGGACATCGGCATGCCGAGCCTCGCGTTCACCGAGCACGGCAACGTGAGCAGCCATGTCAAGGGCGAGCGAGAAGCCCTTGCCGCTGGCATCAAACCCATCTTCGGCTGCGAGGTCTACACCGGCCCCGTCGGCGAGGATGCGTCGCGGTACAAGTGGCACCTGACCGTTCTGGCTCAGAACGAGACGGGCCTCCGTAACCTCTACGCGATGGTCAGCAAGGGATGGAAGGAGGGGTTCTACTATGAGCCAACGGTCTCGGGTGAGATGTTGGCGCAACACTCAGACGGGCTTATCGTGCTGTCAGGTTGTTCTGGGTCGAAGATGGCATGTGACCTTGTCGGCGGCAAAGGGGTTGAGCCGCATGACGTGGATTACGGGGCTGCACTGGAGACTGCCCTCCGGTTCCGGGACTTACTGGGTGATCGGTTCTATCTGGAAGCCCAGGCTTTCCCTGAGCTTGAACGGACACGGAACATCAACCAAGCGTGGGAACGCATGGCGGATCAGACGGGGATCCCGCTTGTTGTTACCGGAGACGTTCATTACCCGAGGCCGGGCGACAACGAGATGCAGGTCGTTCTTCACGCGGTGGATCGGGGCGGCAAGAACAACACCGTCGAGAAGCAGCAGCAGGGGTGGGGCTACGACATCCAGCTGACCGCCTTCCGCGACAAGATCATCTATGAGAAGTTGATTGCCTCCGGCATCAGTCCGAAGCGGGCCGAGGCAGCGATCCTGATGACCGAGGAGATCGCCGACCGCATCGACGTCACCATCCCGAAGTTCAAGGAGCTCGAGTTCCCCATTCCGGAGAAGACCCCGAAGCAGGAGTTCTTCCGGTCGCTGTGCCGCGAGGGGTGGAAGTTCCGAGGGTTTGACCGGCTGCCGAAGAAGGAGCGCAAGCGGTACGTCGAGCGCATGAAGTACGAGCTGGACCTCATTGAACTAAAGGGGTTCGAGGACTACTTTATGGTGATCGCCGACGTGATCGTGTGGGCCAAGAACAACGGCATCGCGGTCGGTCCGGCCCGTGGTTCCGCTGCCGCCTCGCTGGTGTGCTACTGCCTGCGCATCACCGAGGTCAATCCGATGTTCTTCCCAAACCTGATCTTCGAGCGGTTCATCGATATCAACCGGCACGACCTGCCGGACATTGACATCGACTTCGACGACCAGCGGCGACCGGAGATCCGGGGCTACCTCGTCAACCAGTACGGCGAGGAACGAGTCGGCAACATCGGAACGTTCACCAAATACAAGGGCAAGAACAGCCTTGACGACATCGCCCGCGTCAACAACGTTCCCAAGTGGGCAACCGACGCCATCAAGGACAAGCTGATCGAGCGGTCGTCTGGTGACCTGCGAGGCAGCAGCACCATCGAGGACACCATCGAGATGTTCCCGGACGTCAAGAAGGTGTTCGAGCAGTTCCCCGTTCTATACAAGGCACAACGGCTTGAGGGGAACCTGCGGGGAGCCAGTGTTCATGCGGCGGGGCTGGTGGTAGCCAACGAGCCTCTGACGAACGGTGTCGCGGTGTACAGCCGCATCGACAACAAGACCGGTGAAGAGTCGAACGTGCTTAGCATCGACAAGCACGACGCCGAGTACATCAACGCACTGAAGATCGACGTGCTGGGCCTCACGACGATGGGTGTCATCAGCAACTGTCTTGAGATGATCGGCATGACGCTCCAGGAGTTGTATGACGTACCGCTGGATCACGAGGAGGTGTTCGAGGGCTTCAAGCGCAACGAGGTCATCGGCATCTTTCAGTTCGACGGGCGGGCGATGCGTTCGGTGAACCGCGAGGTCAAGCCGGACAACTTCGCGGAGGTGTGTGACATCAACGCGCTGAGCCGTCCTGGCCCCTTGCACTCCGGTGCCGCAGCCGAGTACATCATGGTGAAGCACGGGAAGAAGAAAGCTGAGATCCTCCACCCCATCGTCGGGGAGATCACGGCGCACACGAACCGCCAGATCGTTTACCAGGAACAGATCCTGCAGGTGGTTCGGAGGCTCGGCAACTTCACGTGGGAAGAGGCTGCCCTGATCCGCAAGCTCATCTCGAAGAAGCAGGGTGAGCAGGCGTTCAACCGCATGATGAGCAAGTTCATCACCGGTGCCATGGGCAACGGAATGTCCGAGGTCGGGGCAACGAAGGTGTGGAAGCAACTCGTCACAGCGGGAGCGTACGCCTTCAACGCTGCGCACTGCGTCTCGTACGGGATGCTTGCCTACTGGACCATGTGGCTCAAGCAGAACTACCCGCTGGAGTTCTACTGCGCATCGCTGCAGAAGTACGACCCGAAGACCAAGGGCTTCGACCTGCTGAAGGAGGCCATCGAAAAGGGCATCCAGGTGCTGCCGCCCCACCCCAAGAAGTCCGGCATGACGTGGTCGTACTCGAAGAAGAAGAACAGCCTCCGGGCTGGCCTGATCCAGGTGCTCGGCATCGGCGAGAAGACCGCCGAGGCGATGCTTGCCTACCGCAAGGAGAACCCGGTCAACGACTGGGAGGACTACATCGCGGTGAAGGGCATCGGCCCGGCCACCATGGATAAGGTGCGCTCGTTCTGCGAAGACCCTGACCCCTTTGGCGTGTACCGGCTGGGCGTCACGCTCAAGAAGGTGCGGCGGTACCTGTGGGAGTTCGGCGAGATGGACAACGTTCCCTTCCCACGAAGCAAGAGCGACGACGTGCCGTACGAGCCCATTCAGGGCGAGCACGTGTGGATGGGAGTTGTTCGCGATCGCAACCTCAAGGACATCTACGAGCTACACCGCAGCCGTACCGGCGACGAGCTCGACCCCAACAAGGTTCGGGAGCCCCAGTACGTCAACTACGCGGTCATCGTGGGCGAAGATGAAACCGGCCCACTGACCATCACGATCCACCGCTACGGCGGCCTCTACGAGCGGTACAAAGAGGCCATCTGGAACATCGACCCGAAGCGAGATGTGATCGTTGTCCGAGGCTACAAACGGAAGGAGTATCGACGGGCCATCTACGCGAAAGAGCTCTACGTCATCAACCCAGACAAGCTACCTGTCATGCACTGAAAGGCATCACATGAACAACAAGATCTACGAGCTCTTCAACAAGCTGACGCGAGGCGTCCAGGCTGCGAACACCGCCCTGATGGACATCGGCCTCAACGCTACGGGGCAGGAGATCGACGAGGTCGCCCTGCTGTTCAGCAACGAGCGGGAAGCCCTCAAGTTCATCGAGCACGCTGTGCAGGTCCCCGGCGTCAAGCTGTTCAACGTCGCCCACGACGGCGTCAAGACGTACCCCATCCGGGCGCTGTACTCGGTGCAGTACTACTTCCTCGAGACCACCTGGGGCTACCGGGTGGAGTGCATGGTTCTGACCGGCGGACACAGCCCGCTGCACGGCGGCATTCGCGACACGTACTTCGATGTCGTGGGCAACCAATTGACCTCCGGCATCGTGCACTACTCGTGGAAGTGCACCGACGAGGCGGAGTACGCGGAAGCGTGCAAGGCCATGGAGATCGGCGACTGGCACCACGCCATGACCTGCGAGAGCAACTACGGTCGCTTCTCGTATTGGCTGACCGGCGAGGAGACCGATCGGCGGATCCAGAAGGACGGCGTCTCGTGGTCGTACTCGGACATGCCGGACACGCTGGAGGCGTACCTGAAGCCTCGTGTCAACCTCCGCGACGCGGTGAGCGAGGCGGCCATCGACTACCTGGGGTCGAAGGCATGACAGTCCTCGTCATCGGCTCCCGCCCCGACTCCCTCGGTGCCGCAGTGGGCGTCCTCCTCCAGAACAAGGGACTCAAGGTCGCAACGGCTGGCGTCTCCGGCGAGATGTTCCACATGGACATCGGTGAACCGGACCGCATTGCGTTCGTCATGAACGCGGTCCGTCCGTCTCAGATCGTGTGCACCGCTGGCATCAACGAGTCGTTCTCTCTGCGGGCGGAGGGCTTGGCGGGTGGGATGTGTGACGCCTTCGTGGTCAACGCTCTCGGTCCGATACGGGTCTTGCAGGAGTGGATGCACATGCTCGAGACCACCGAGGTCGGCACGATGCCATCCCCGAAGCAGTTCGTTGCCATCAGCAGCAACTCGGCGCACATCGCCCGTAGGCAGTCGATCGCCTACTGTGCCAGCAAGGCAGCCCTGAGCATGGCGCTACGCTGTGCCGCCCGAGAAATCGCCGGGGAGGGTGTATTGGTGTACGGCTACGAACCCGGTCTCTTGGCTGGCACACCGATGACGGCAGGCAGTGTTGACGCCTTCCCCGGTGCACTGCACCGCATGCCGGGGGTGAAGCCGGAGGGCTTGTCGACAAGGGACTTCGCGGCGACGATCGTTGCGAATCTGACCCATCCGAATCAAGCCCTGCACGGTACGATGCTCCGCCTAGACGCTGGCGAGCAGTAGACGATCTGGATGAGTGTTGATGCTGGCGGGTCAGGTATAGGCCCGCTAGCGTTAGCTCGCAACCACTCAGGAGGGCACAAGTGAAACTCAGTTACACCGGCATTTCGAAAGAAATGCTGACCCCCGATATCGTTGGGCGTAAGGTCTTTCGCCGGGCGACGAGCAGCGACCTTGTGGACGACGATCCGCAACTCGGCAGGGTCGTTGCCTACACCAACCAAGACGGCCGCCTCTACGTGGTGTGGGAACCCGGCCAACCGCCCACCCCGTTTCGGGTCACCGAGCTCATGCTGGTCAAGGAAGAGATGCGCCTGACCAAGACCATGAAGTGGTCGGGCAAGACGCTCGGCTCGCTCGAGAAGTTCGTCGAGCAGGTGCAGGTGGAGGGCGGCGACTACGACACCGTCCTTAACCCCGGCAAGCACGAGCACGTCGCCATCGTCGTCGAGTTGCCGCTGGCAACAGACACGAGCTCCATCCAGGCCAAGCTCCCCAGCCCTCGCCACGACCACGAGTTCACCGAGCCGTGTGTCTCGCGGTGTCCGGCGTACGGCTACCACCCCGACATGGAGGACGGACGATGACGAAGGTCTACATCGCAGGCCCGATGTATGGGCTTGTCGACAAGAACAAGGCGTCCTTCCAGTTCGCCGCCGACATGCTCGAGAAGCTGCACGGGTTGCCCGAGGCAAGCATCGCGAACGCCGCGAGCATTCCGCCCTACGATCACGAGTCGGACGAGTGCCCGATGGGCCAGCGCAAGGTCACGGAGTTCGACAAGCACTCGGCGGGGTGCTACTACCGCACCGACCTCTTCGAGATGCTCCAGTGTCAAGCGGCGGTCTTCCTGCCTGGCTGGGAGAACAGCGTCGGTGCTCGGCTGGAGATGCAGGTCGCCACCGCGTGCGGGATCAAGATCGTTTTCATGGACATGAAATCGGGCGAGGTCTACGACACGCAAGCCAACTGCCTCCGGCTCGATTGGTGGACGAACCTCTAAACCTTCCACTTCGCTGAAGTGGTCGTTGGAGATCAATCACGGCGGTAGGCTGTGCATGCGGGGCCGGTTAAGGCAGCGGGGCGGTTGCCGAAGGTACGAGACACCGGGAGTGGGAGGGTACCCCACACACCAGTACCATCCTCTAGAACGCCTGTGGGTTAGGCGTTCCCGTCTGGCTCGGGGCACCCCTCACACCCCCATCCCCGAGCCAGGCGGGATCCCCTAAAAGAGAAAGAAGGGCACCCGGTGAGCAATCTCATTGACCACGCTCGTCGTGAACTCGAGCTCCTCGGAACGTTCGAGGAAGACCCCGCGTTCGCTACCTCTATCGTCGCGGCCGTCTCGGCGTTCGCCAGCTACCCAGGGCACTCCGGCGGTAGTGCGATGGTCGCGATCAGCGTGCTGAACGACCTGCTCAACTTCAAGAACCTGAGCCCGCTCACGAACAACCCGGACGAGTGGATCAAGCACACGCCGGACATGTGGGATGGAGAGCACCACGTCTGGCAGAACGTCCGCAACGGCGAAGCCTTCAGCACCGACGGCGGGGCGACGTACCGGCTGACCAGCGAGGGGCGGGCCAGCAAGCCCGGACCGCTGTACACGTCGGTCGTCACGCACGTGATGCGCTGGGAACCTGTCGGTGCCAAGGGCAACGAGTACGAGGGCTACGCGGACGTCGCCGAGAAGATCGAGCACGGGGAGGCGTACGGCGTGGCGTCGGCCAGCATGGCGGAGCCCTCGGACTTCGTCGGCGGCGAGAGCGACGCCAAGGCGGCCAACCGTGGCTAAGGGCAACGAACTCCAGAAGTGGGCGGACTCGGCGATGTTCCGCTCCGAGGACATGCCGTTCGACGTGAACAAGGACGGCCCTCAGGTGCACATCATCGGCATGACTGCCGACCCGCTGGGGCACATCGCGGCGACGTGCATGATGTACGAGGGCAAGGTCGTCCGGTCTCTGTCCGACGTGACGCTTGCCCAGCGCAAGCACTACTTCGAGCAGGTCAAGGCGACCAAGCTCAAGGCTCCCTTCGAGTTCGTGAAATTCCATTTCATGATCGAGGGCGTCACCCGCTCGTTCACGCATCAGATCGTGAGGCAGCGGACGGCGGTGTACGCCCAGGAGTCGCTTCGGTTCGCGGTGAAGGACGGCATCGACGAGGAGGTTGCGCTCCCGCCCTCCCTGGCTGCCCTCCCGCAGGACGACCCTCGTGTTCGCCTGTGGCGCAAGGGAGTCAACGCTGTCGACGACACCTACCACGCCCTCGTCGAGTCTGGCATTCCGGCTGAGGACGCACGAGGCCTGCTGCCGCACAACATCACGACCCGGCTGCACTACAGCACCGATCTGAGGGCTCTGCAGGACCACGCTGGGAACCGGCTGTGCACCCAAGCACAGTTCGAGTGGCGTCAGGTCTGGGTCCGCATTGTCGAGGCCATTCGCAACTATCGCCCGCATGCGGCCACCATCCGTTCGACGCCCAACACCAGCGAGCACTTCCACGAGGAGCTCGCCTTCCTGGACTCCAACGATGCCTGGCAGTACGAGGCGATCGCGGACCTGTTCCGGCCGGTGTGCTACCTCACCGGCAAGTGCGAGTTCATGGCCGAGTTCGACCGCGAATGCAGCATCCGGGAGCGGGTGCAGGCCAACCACGAGATCGGTCGGCCGAGCAACGAGTGGGACCAGACGATCGCTTCCACTCAGCGACGGACCCCCGGTGGAGATCCGGTCTTCATCGAGGCCATCCGCCCGGCCGAGTGGCTGCTGGATCCGGGGGCGGCACGATGAACGTGCGCATCCCTCGGCCACCGCTGCACCGTCGCGGCGGGCACGGTACCCTCGGTATGACGCTGCGTGAGCTCGCGGACATGGTTGCCCAAGCCAAGGAGCTCGGATACGACCTGGACAAGACCCGCATCTGCTCGTCTCGCCAGCGAGACAAGGGGCTCATCGACATCTTCTTTGTTGAGGGCAGCGAATGAGCCTTCTCAAGCGGAAGACGCTCCAAGACTGGGCGGTCGGTACGCTCGCCGAGTGGTTCCAGGGCTACACCGACGCCAGCGTCGACACGGACTTCATGCAGTACAAGCTCGTGATCATCGACGACAACGTCAAGAACGGCTTCCTGTTCGAAGTACGAGAAGGCCCGTACTTCAGCGGGGACATTCCTCCCGAGCTCTACGTCGCAACCGTGAAGGTTCGGAAGTACAAGTCCAAGAAGGTGAAGAAGAAATGAGCCATCCAGACGACGGCCGGGATCTGCGGGTGCCGGGAGATGTGGGGGCGGCGATCCGTCTGGGCCTCGCCGAGATCGTTCAGAGGCTGGCCCGCTCCACCCCTCTTTCTACTGCACAGGCAACGGAGCACGTGCAGTACGAACTCAACATCCTTAAGGAGAAGTGGCGAGACAAGGATGGCAAACTATGACAAACCAGACGGGTTTCCTCGGTACTTTGCGCGACATGAGTCAGGCGCAATTCCAGACGGCCTACCTCAAGGTGACGGAGAAGGAGTGGGGCGAGATGTCCGGCAGTCGCCTCCGGGTCTGGCAGGCGGAAGTGGAGCGCCGTGGTCTCGGCCGCAGCCTGGAGGACACCATCGGGGAGATCCAGCTCCCGTCGAGCCGTTGGTTGGAGCAACGACTCAAGCAGACCCCTTCACCGTCTACAACGACTACCTCCGAGACCGAGAGCGAGAGTCCTGGTCCGGTGAACCCTCGGACGGGGCAGCCGTACACCCGGGAGGAGGCTCGGGAGGCCTGGGAGAACGCGAAGCGGCAACTGTTGCCGGTGGCTCGCTTGCTAGGGATCGTGAAGCAGGATATGACCCAGAGCGACTTCGTACTCATCCCCGGGACGGAGGACTCGTTGCCCGAGGCATCGACGGGATCTGGCGGGACGTTGACCGCTTCGGAGATTGTGCCGGGTGTGGGGCCAGTCAACGAGACCGCCCTGCCATCTTCCGAGGCGAGCGGTGGGACTCCGACTACTGCCGCAAGTGGTTACGGGATGGTGGCCTATCAGAGGCTGCCACTCTCGGCGAAGCGTGACGCCTTCATTGCCGAAGGCTTCCTGTACGTTCGTGGCGAGGTCCTAAAGGGGTGGATGCGGCACCTGATGGCGGGTCGGTGCTGTCCGGCGGCCGAGATGGGGGCGGGCCATCACTCCTCGGATTGCTGGGTGAGGTAGTGCCCTTCGTCAGGCTGGTCGATCGGAACGCCGCCCTACCGCACGCGGTGGAGTTGACGATCAGCCAGTGGCCCTACGAGTTCGTGATCTCGTGTCGGTGCATGCCTCCCCTTGCGAATGGCAACGGTCGCGAGGAGCTCGGGCGGATGCCGATGGGTGAGCTCTCGGGGGTGGAGGCCAGTAACGAGATCTTGCGCCTGTGGCGTATCGGAAAACACAACCCTCTAGCACCCCGGCTATCGCTGGAGTCGCCTGGCTATCGCTGGGTGTGGGTGAGCTAGCGCTACACATCGGCCAGATACAGCGGGTTCGGCCCTAGAACGCATCTTGCGGGGTGGGGTGGGCAAGGGGCCGAACCCGTTCTTCGCAACACGTAGGAGGGCACATGGAACTTAAGGAGGGTCGCCTCGTGGTCTGCGCTTTCGACCCCGGCATTCGTACCGGCTGGGCTTGGTATGACGTGGATCGCATCGAGATGTGTACGCAGGGCACCCGCATCGGCCTCAAAGGGGCTGATCGCGAGTGGGGCACATTTGACACGTCGAAGGGCGAGCGGTATCACGTCGACCAGATGATCGCCGTAACGCGAGCCTGCTGGGCCTGGGCCAACATCGACGAGGAACGCGACACGTTCGTCGTTACAATCGAGGACTTCATCCTGCAGATGATGAGCAGTGACCGCGAGCTTCTGGCACCGGTTCGCCTCACTGCCCGCTACCTCGACCGCATGGAGACCTCGGGACTGGCGCTCTGGACGCGAACGACTGCGTCGGAGGCCAAGCGCACAGTGACCGACGAGCGACTGCGGTTGTGGAATCAGTACGAGTCGTCGTCGGGGTTGCATGCCCGAGACGCCATGCGGCACGCGATCCTCGTGCTGCGCAAGTACGCCAGCGAGCTCGGATTCCGCCAGTGGGCGGGCGTCGGACTCCCTTACAAACAAGGAGAATCAGAATGAGCAACGACAAGGTCGCAGCGACCTTCCACCCCGGACCCGGACCCTCGGTCCCCGCAGACGTGCTCGGCCTCCTGGAGTTGGTGATCGAGGAGCGTGACCGGGCGATGCAGAAGTGGGGCGTTCAGAACCACCCCGACGGCACGGGCGGTGGAGCGGCGGCCATCCTTAGGGACCAGCAGCGCGAGCTCGTCGACGAGCAGGCCCGCAAGGGAACCAGCAACTGGCGGGACATCCTCATGGAGGAAGTTCGCGAGGCGTTCGCCGAGACGCATCCCGATGCCCTGAGCAAGGAGATCGTGCAGATCATGCAGGTCTGCCTCGTGTGGCTCGAGGACATCCGCCGGAAGCAGGGATACCGCTCGGGTGTCTACGCCGACCACGACCAGCGGGTTCGGGAGGCGCTGCCTCAGGCTATCCCTCCGGCGCATCGTGGTTAGGTCGGGTCCTGCGCGGAGGCGGGAGGGAGGGTCGCCCTGGGCCAACGTCCCGCCTCCCGCGAACATGGCGGACTTCGACAGGGATACGGAAGCCGAAGAGACGCCCTCTCTCGTTGCCCCTCGCAATGATGATGGGGAGGGCGATTGGTGGGAACTCGATGATTGGGGAGACGAGGGATGATGAGCAAGTCGTGGATGGGGAACATCTCGGGGATTTCGCTGGACTGGCATGAAGGGGTCTTCATTGAGACGCTGGCTAGTCCGGCTGCGATGCACATGTCGGTTCACGGTCCGATCCGGGCTCTTGATGTTCCGACCAGCGTGTACTACGAGGCTAAGTGCTGCTTGTGCGAATGGGCCTACGACAAGCCGGGTGAGGTTGACCTGAAGGGCGAACAGGCGTGCATCGGGCATACCACCCCGGACATCGAAGGCGTGATGGGTTGGGTGCAGCACCACCGGAACGTCGACGTGGCGCATGGGCGGGCTCGAAGGGAATTCAAGAGGCGGAAGTTCGAGGAAAAGAAAGGTCCTTAGTACCCCGCCCCGCACCCCTCCAGAATCGCCTATATATACATATATACGCGAGAGAGAATAGAGAAGAGAGTTAGTTAGTTAGTCTTAGTTTTTGTTCTTCAGGTGGGTGGAAACACTGTGGGGTTAGGCTCGAATGGAGGATTTGGCGTACACTGATCGCATCGATCAATTCGTCAAATCGGGAGGTCTCGATGGCGCTCGAAGACAGTGAGTTCGGAGGGGCACCGCACCTTATTCAGCCACCGCCCCATCCGGTGGTCGGTCGGGAGCGGGCCTTTCTGGAAAGGGCTATCGCTCCCGACGACGAGGTTACGACCCCGGACGCGGTGCTGGCCGATGTGCTGAGCGGGAAGTATCCCGTACAGCCCCCACCGGAGGCGGCTGAGATTCTTCCGCTTCAGCCCGATGTGATGTTCGTTGCGGCCACCCCAGTCGCAGGAGGATTCGAGTTCGTTGGGGTGGGCAACATTGATCTCCGCACTGCCCGCATCAAGGCTTCGACATCACCTTCGTTG